TTATGGGGCGATGAATACACCGATGAGATTCCTGTTCACTATGAATTACAGGTCCTCCACTACATGGCCATCACCGGGTTCGATTATTTCGATATCGCTGCTCTGTTCTTTGGCCAGGAAATGCGGATCTTTACAGTGCGGAGAAATAGGAACCTGGAAAGAATAAAAGAGCTCGAAGAAAAGGCAAACGAATTTTGGCAGCAGCACGTTCTCACTAAGATTCCACCAATGCCAGGTTCAACAATCGAAACTGCTATGGCCTTCCCGGAAGCATACCGCGGCGAGGTCGCAACACTTACTCCTATGCAAGACCACTTCATCAATGATGCACACATACTCAGTGATGATCTGGCGGTTGCACAGGATAAACTGGACTCGGCAAAGACCAAGATCCAGAACTTGATGGGTTCCGCCGAGGCCCTCGAAAACTCACGCGGATATGAGGTCGCAACCTGGAAGAATTCCTCCAGGAATGGGAAAACATTCCGTACTTTTAGAATAAAAAGAAGGAGAGAAGAAAATGAGTAAAATCACAATGGACTCGATAATTAAAGGAGTCGAAATAGTACCGCCAGTCACAGTCATTACCGGACCGATTGGCGTCGGAAAAACACACACTGCTTGCCAGGCGGAAGCGCCGATTATGCTGGACCTGGAACATGGAGCCGAGATAGAGGATATTCCAAAGATACCGCTATATGGTAAGGAAATCGTCATAGAAGACTGCATGGAATCACTCCGGTTAATATTCGCTAACCATAAAAAAATGGGCGTAAAAACGGTGATAGTGGACTCAATGGACTGGGTACAAAAACTTATCCATAAGGAAGTCTGCAAGCAGAAAGGTGTGGAGACAATCGAGGAAATGAAATGGGGAGCAGGTTATCAATTCGCTGCATCCCTGGCGCAAGACTTCTTTAATGGTCTCGACTCGCTGAGGCATCTCGGCCTGGAGATTATTATTATCTGCCACACACAGATAGTTAAGGTCGATGAGCCTATTCATAATGTGTACGAAATTTACGACCTCAAGCTGGATCGGCTGATCCGTAATTCGCTGAAGGAGTGGGCGACGATAATAGCCTTCTGTGAGTTCGAGCAAACAACTCAACTCAAGGGTGAGCGCTTTGGAAAGAAAGTGTACAAGGCAACATCCACAGGTAACCGTGTCATGCACACCGTACCTCAAGCTGGCTTTGTAGCGAAGTCAAGAATTCCTATACCTTCACCGCTGCCATTAGATTGGAAGGTGTTAACTGAAGAAATTAACAAAGCTCGAAAAGGAGAGTAATGAATCTAGACTTTAACCCAATGGACTATGCGCCCGGAAATGCTTCCGAGACCGAGTCGAGAGAATACACCCTGGCAACGCCAGGTAAATACAAATGCGAGATTGTTGATTCCTCTGAGGAAATGTCCGCAGCAGGTAATCGATATTTGAAATTGAAGCTATCCATCTGCGACGGTGGGCAGCATAACGGAACCTGGGTATGGGACAATCTCAACCTGTACCATCCTAAAGAAAATGTCCAGAGTCTGGCGCGTCAGATCCTCGGGACAATCTCCAAATGCTGCGGCGTTCTTGATCCTAAAGATACGTCACAACTTCACTACAAACCATTCTTTACCCTCTTGGATATTGAGAAAGGTCAAAATGGATATAACGATAAGAACGTCGTTAAAAAGTATATGCCACTAGACCCGGAAACTGTGAAGGCCGATAAGGCTAACACAACAAAGATCCAACTGGATAAATTGGACGCGCTTCCCAAAAGGTCCCCTGAAAAACCTGACAGTTCTGCTCCAATCGAAGACGGGATCCCATTTTAGTGAAAAAAGTCTGTTTAGTTTGTAAGGAAAAATACACGCCTAAACAATATTCAACTCAGTTGTATTGCGGGAGGGCGTGCAAGGAAAAAGCACGATACCTAAAAGCAGTTGCGGAAGGGAAGCCGCGGAAGGGTGGGTACAGCAGAAGCGTCTATATCAGAATATGGATGCGAGCTCGCGGTGAGTCGGATTTCTCAGCGCCTTGTGCATTCTGTGGGAAAAAATTGAAAGCTGATGAGCCATTTAACCTGGCACATACAGTCCCGAGATCTGATCTTACATTCGAGCAGATCAAGTCTGAAGAATTCCTCAAGTTGTCATGTCCGGATTGCAACCAGGCAATGGGTACGATGACTGAGGCAGAGTTTACTGGAGAGAAACAATGAGCGATTTCATACAACTATTTTTATTAGCGTATTTCTGCGGAGTATTATCCGGAGTTGCTGCTGTCATATTAATAATATTTATTTACTGTGGAAGGAGAGATGAACAAACATCATAAAGAGGCCGCTGCTGCTCAGAAAAGAATCGACGCGGCCAAGGAGTATGAGAGGAAAAGGAAGGAGCTCGCAAAGGATGCCTATCAGTGCTACCTGGCATATATGAGATTGAGGAAATTAATATAGGAGAGAAATGACACAACTTAGTATATTCCAAGGAGCTCGCTCGACTCGGCCAATGATGGTCGATAGCGATGACTTTTGGGAAGACGTTAGAACAGGGAGGTGGGAGCAGGAGATTACAGAATTGAGAGAGATCTTACGCTCACAAGGCAAGGAAGCCTACAACGAAAAAAAGAAGGAGCTCTGGGCTATTACTATGTCCGGATTGTTCCGGGAAAGAGGAAAGGATTCGATAATCAGATACTCTGGTCTTATACAGGGTGATATCGATAATCCAGACCAGGATCCGGAGCAACTTAGAGATGACCTGGCACTGGATCCTCATGTGAGGGCGTCTTTTCTTTCGCCTTCCGGAAAAGGGGTCAAGCTCGCTATCCGGGTTCCCGATGATCCTGAAAAACACACCGCCAGTTTCTATGCTGCTGAAAAATACTTCCTGGACAAACACAAGGTCGAACTGGATCCATCATGTAAGGATATTAACAGGATCTGCTTTACAAGTTTCGATCCGGAGCTCAAAGGTAACGAGGATGCAATACCGATTGAAGTAACTGAGCAACAACCAATGCTCCCGGTAGCAAACAGACCTATCCAACAATATAAGTATGGGACCGTAAGATGGAGTGAAGTCTTTGAAAGCCAGGGGATGGTCATCAAGGAAATTGGAGAGACTATCCTGGTCCAGTGTCCCTGGAAACATCTACACACAACCGGGAAGGATGGTGACAGGTCCACAATAATTTTTAAGGATGGAACCAGGGCATTTAAATGCAGCCACGCACATTGCGAAAATAGAGGACCGAAAGATCTGGAGAATTATTTTACCCCGGCGGTCGTCTCTCAATTTGCTGAAGCATATGACCATACCCAGCATACATATAATGAGCCGATTGGACGTCCCAGGAAAACTAACCTGGAAAAACGCCAGGGAAGAATTATACAACCCCTCGAAGAGACGCTGCTCAATCCCCCTGGATTTGTTGGAGACTGGGCAAAGTTCATAACAGATACTGCATGGTTCCCGCAACCTGAGCTCGCACTCGGAGCGTCCCTGGCATTTACTGCTACCTTGTTAGGGCGCAAGATTAGAGATGAGTCAGATATAAGGCCAAATATTTATGTTGCAGCACTCGGAAGGACCGGAATAGGCAAAGAACACGCTAGAAAGTGCATCAAGCTAATGTTTGCCCAAACAGGTGCAAATGGGTTCGGAGCAGAGAAACTTTCCAGTAGGAGCGCAATTGAGCGCACGATTTCTGCGACACCGTCCTGTTTATACATGATTGATGAGTTCGGGCATTATATTTCTTCCATTATGAATCCTAACTCTAATTCACACCTGAGAGACGTCTCGAGTATGTTCCTGGAATTATATGGCTCGAGCTCTTCCAAGTTTTTTGGGACCGACCTGGCAAACAGGAAAGGTGATACAGAAAGGTTTGAAATAGATCAGCCAAGTGCATCAATTTATGGGAGCTCGACAAAGGAATCGTTTTGGGGATCCCTTACAAGCGATGCCGTGTCCTCGGGTACTTTGAACAGGTTCTGTATATTCAATGCAAAGGAAGAAAGACCGCCTGTTAATGAGGCTGGCATAATTGGGGATATCCCTTACGAGCTCACAACTAAGGTGAGAACATATAACGATATGCCTATTGATCCTGGAGCAAAGGGGAACATTGCAGAGCTATGCGTACCAAAGCCCCTGGTTATTAGGTCTTCCGAAAATGCTAAGAAGATATTCCGGGCATTCCAGAAAGAAACACTGAGACTGTCAGACCTGGGTGCTGATACTTCATCTATGTGGGTCAGAGCAGCAGAGATATCAAAGAAAATTGCACTGATCCTGGCGGGGTCAAGGTTCACTGATATCACTGCGGAGGATGCGGAGTATGGGTGCGAACTAACTCAAGCGCTCATACAGAATGCGTGCGTTGCCATAAAGGAAAACCTGAGTGATAACGAATATGAACGGGAGAGCAAGAGAGTTGAGGCTATAATTAGAGAGTGTGGGGCAAAGGGGATATCAATGAAAGATCTTGTGCAAAAGACAAGGTTCTTAAAGTCGAGGATGCACCGAAAAGCACTGCTCGATGATCTGTTTGATAGTGAGCTCATTAATCGTGAGCATAGGGTTATAGGTGAATCGCATAAACCGTCATTAATATGGTTTGCTGAATAGGTGTTACACTTATTCAATTGCGATACACCCAGCAATCGTAGACTGGGTAAGGGTTAGAGTATAATAGATGTATAATATATATATCCCTAGTATATGTAACATAATAGCTATATCCCCCTTTATATATAAGGGTCCCCCATACACTTATACATCTAAACCCTTGCGAGGTTATGGTAATACTGGGCTGAGAGCACTTTTAAAAGATTACACCTATTACACCTATTACACCTATTACATTTGAAGGGAAAGAATGCCAAGGAAGAATCCAGTCATTAAATCCAAGAAAGGATTGAGGAAGATACGAGTAGCAAAGTTGATGGAGACTCCAGACTTTTGGGATGGCGTGTTCGATGCGATTAGCTCGGGCATGGCGCTCATGGAGTATTGCCAAGTTGAGGACATACCATACACAACGGTGCAAGGAAGGATGCGAAGGTCGCCTGAGCTCACGGCCAGATTGTCTCGCGCACGCGAGGCCAGAGCGCTGGTCCACG